TTATTGCTGCACAAAATGGAAACCATCTTGCTTTACGTTTAAATGTTTTATCTGACATTAATCCTAGAGTGCATGAGCAATTAATTAAGGCTCATCCAGATGTGACTTTCTATGACTACACTAAAAACAATACTAATCCTATAGCGCCTAATCATCACTATACATATTCATCAACAGGTGTCAGCCAGAATGTTAATGGTGTTGAAGTTGTAAATTCTAATCAAAACTGGAAGCAGATGAGACGCAGATTAGATGAGGGTAAGAATGTTGCTATGGCATTTAGCCATAAGAGCTTATTGCCTGAAACTATATTGGATGAGGAAACAGGAAAAATATATAAAGTCATTAATGGCGATGCACATGACTTTAGACCAATGGATGCGGTTCCTGCTGGTGTGGATGGTGTAATTGTTGGATTAAAAAATAAAGCAACTACAAGATCAGCAACTGGCGCAGCTAAAGATTCTAAAGGATTCTTTGTGAATTACGATCCAGAAATTCCAATGGTAAAAGGAAAACGTGCTAGAGACGAATCAGGTAATTTAATGATTCAAAATACACAGGTAAAAATAGCCAAGCAAGGTACTGGTCAGATTACAATGACGAATGATTACACTCCAATGAAGGAGGCAAAGTGAAAACAAATATAAAACTTAATGAAGAGGATTTTCTACAGCAATTTCCAAATGAGGATAAGTTTGTAGATAATGAACAGTCATTGCCAGAATGGTATGAGTTGAACGGTGGTCAGCCTATTCCAGTCGGAAAGCCTTTGAACTTAGCAGATTTGCAAATGAAGGAATGATATGGCAATCGAATCACTCAGCCAGCGCCTAGACCAGCTAACTCCTGAGAGCGTACAGGTACAGCAGACGCTACCTAACATTGAGCCTCCACCAATTGACATGGAGGCTGATGCCATTCTACCAGCTGAAGAACAGCAGCCAGATCAGTTTGAGCCAGAGGCTGGACTAATTACGCAGCTAGTTAAAAAGATCAAGAAAGTTCCAGCTGGAGCAGAGCGCAAGATCCTGCAAAAGGATATCCAGTCTGGCAAGGTTGGTACATACTCTGTAATCAGAGAAAATGCACCAGTCAATGAAATCCTAAACAAGGCTCCCACTACCACAGCATCAGGCAAGCCATCTCCTACTCAAGAACAGTTAGACGCTGGTGTGCAAAAGACGGTATTTAATCTAGATCAGATTAAGGACGTAGATGGTGTGCGTCAATTCATTGAGGCTACCGCATTAGAGTATGGTGCTGATAAGCTACCTAAGATCTCTTATAAGGAAGTAGCTGAGAAGGCTGCATTAGATGGATATGATGAGCGATTCTTGGCTCGAATACTTGATCCTAAAGTACAGACCACTGCTAGTCCAGAGGAAGCATACAAGATGTTGCTGGCTATTACTGATGCTGGTAAACGTGCGTTTGATCTTGGTCAGCAGGTAAAGGCTGCGGCTGCATCAGGCAATCTTACGGCTGATCTTGCTACTCAATTCCATCAGGCTGTGGCTCTTGAGGGTGTGCTGCTAAAGGCATCTAAAGGTAGACAGGCTGACATTGCTAGGACGCTGGGTATATTTTCACAGGCTCGTACATCAACCGCAGCCAGAGGCGCACAGCTAGAGACAATACTTAATGAGGCTGGTGGCATTAGAAATTCATTTGAGTTGGCTAATAGCTACACTGCTTTAGATAGTCGTGCTGATCGTGCTGCATTATCTGAGAAGACTATATCAGGCACAGTGCGTGATATATGGTACTCGACATGGATCAACGGTCTATTGTCTTCTCCAGTTACCCATGCAAAGAACATAGTAGGTAATGCTGCATTTGGTGCGTATCAACTTCCAGAAAGAGTTATAGCGTCAGGTATTGGTAAGGTTAGAAATTTTGTTTTTAGAGGTGGCGAGGAAGCTATCCAGCTAAATGAAATTTATGCACAAGCAATGGGTATGCTACAAGGTATGCGTGAAGGTGGACACATATCTGTTACTGCATTTAAAAAGAATGAGCCTACCGATGCACTAGCTAAGATTGAAAACTTTAGGAATGGTAGAGACACGTTTGACGTTTCATTCGGTGACTCTACTACTGCAAAAGCGCTTAATGGAGCGATGAAGTTTTGGGGTGGTTTTGTAACTATTCCTAGTCGAACATTAATGGCAGAGGACGAATTCTTTAAAGCTGTCGGATACCGCATGGAATTGAATGCGCTAGTAACTAGAGAGTCTAATAAAGAATATAGTAACTTAATTAAGAATGGTGTTGATGAAGCTACAGCTGCACAGCAATCAGCAGCATTACATCAAAAGCTTTTGGTTGAACCTACAGCTGAAATAGAAGAGGCAGCTAAATCAATGGCTTCAACTGTTACCTTTACCAGAGAACTTGAGGAAGGTTTACAGGGCGCTCAAAGATTCTTGAAGGACACTCCAGTCTTAAAAATATTCTTCCCATTTGTGAAGACTCCTACCAATATTGCGATGGAGGCTATGAGTCGCACACCAATTATAAATCTTACTTCACCTAGATTTTGGGCTGATTACAATGCTGGTGGTATCCGCAGAGATATGTCGATGGCTAGAGTTGCTCTTGGTGCTGGCATTATTTATGGCGCTGGAACTTATGCTCTTGATGGCAAAGTAACTGGATATGGACCAATGAGAGCGCAAGACAAAGCTGCACTTGAAGGTACAGGCTGGCAGCAATTCTCATTTGTGTTTAATAGATCTGATGTGAGTCCAGAATTACTTGCTCAGTATAAAGAAATCACTCAGGTCAAAGAGACACCAGATAAAGTATATGTTAGCTACGCTGGTATTGAGCCATTCTCCTCCATCATGTCTATTGCTGCCACAGCTGGTGAGTATGCAATGGTTGACGGTAGCGAAGTAGATATGGAAAAACTAATGATGGGAGCTACCCTAGGTTTATACCAGTACACATCTGAACAGCCTATGCTACAAGGCTATGGTGAGTTGATGAAAATGTTTTCGTCTAAGGCACAAGATGCACCATCAATGCTTTATAACGTGATGGCGCAGGTATCCAAGGAAACTACTTCCTATGTGATTGGTGGATCTCCGGCTGGCGCTTACTCGTCATTCATTGCAGGTATTGAGCGTATCCTAAAACCAGAGAAAAGCTTTGTCATGGAGGCAGTATCTCCTGATGATGTAGATCTTATATCTGGCGCGCAGAAAGGATTTTGGGAGGCTTTTGGACAAGCTAAGTCTAGGAATCCACTGACATCAGATACGCTACCAGTACAGCTAGATCCAATTACAGGCGATGAGAAGCGTATTGGCAAAGGCAATTGGGCTGAGTTCTTTGATCCATTTAAATCAAGCGATGGTAAGTATTCGCCAGCTCATGCGGTACTAGTGGAATACGGTGTGCCAATGCCTAAGATTCCTAAGAAAATTGATGGTGTTGAATTAACAGATAAACAATATAATCAATGGATTGAAATTGCTACGACTAAGTTTAAACTTGAGGACAACTTAATCAAGATGGCTAGTAGCGATGGCTTTAAGAGATTAGCATCAAGAGATCTGGCAGCTGCTCAGACTTTGCTTGGTAAGGTGATCTCTGATGCATACACAGGCACACCAGAAAACATGGGTGCTAAGTATTTATTACTGGCTGATCCAGAGAATCGAGACTTGTACGATGCAATTCAAGGTGTGAAAGAAATGCAGCGTGAAGAAGGTAAATATAAACGGTAAGGACTAACATGGCAAACTATCCAATATCAAACGTATCACGAAGAGTGGTCTACACAGGTAGCGCTGGTGCTGGCCCTTACGCATTCTCATTCGAGATCATCGACTCAACTGACGTAGATGTCTATAAGAATGACACGCTACTGACACTAACTACGAACTACACAGTAACGATCAATAGCAATGGCACTGGATCTGTGACTCTAGTATCAGCAGCCACTGGCAGTGATCGCATTACCATTGTCGGATCTAGAGCAATTGAGCGCACCACAGACTTTGTAACTGGTGGTGACTTGTTTGCGAATACGTTGAATGAAGAGATCGACTCGCAGACTATCTTTGTGCAGCAGGTAGCAGAGACAGCGGAGCGCTCGATTAAGGCTCCAGTAACTGATCCTACCAACATCAACATGACTCTGCCAGTTAATACTGTTAGAGCTGGTAAGACATTAGCATTCGATGCATCAGGTAATCCAGTAGCTGGTGATCCTATTGGTGTGTGGCGAGGTAACTGGGCTGCTGGTACATCATATCAAAACCGAGATCAGGTTAAAGATACGACAAACAGTAATGTCTATATTTGTATCACAGCGCATACGTCATCAGGATCCCTCCCAATAACATCTAATGCTGACTCTGCTAAGTGGGCTTTAGTGGTTGATGCTGAAGCTGCTGATACTAGCGCTGATGCTGCCGCCTCCTCTGCTAGTGATGCTGCTGCCTCTGCTGTGCTGTCTAATGACTGGGCTACTAAGACTTCTAGCGCTGTAGCTGGTGGTGAGTTCTCCGCAAAGTATCACGCACAAGCTGCCGCTACTAGCGCAAGCAATGCAAGCACAAGCGCAAGTAACGCAAGTACATCAGCAACTAATGCCGCTAATGCACAGACTGCTGCCGAGTCTGCAAGAGATGCCACCTTGGCTGCGTATGATTCCTTTGATGATCGTTACCTAGGCACAAAGACTAGTGATCCGTCTGTAGACAATGACGGTAATGCGCTAACTGCTGGTGCGCTGTACTTCAATAGTTCAGCAGGTATTATGAAGTTATATAACGGTAGCGCATGGGTTGCTGCTTATGTGTCTGGCGCTGCTACCAGCATTGCGTTTACTCCAGCTGGTGGAGTTGCAGCCACCACAGTGCAAGCTGCTATCGAGGAAGTAGACAGCGAGAAGTTAGCAAAGGCTAGTAACTTATCTGACGTAGCTAACACTGCTACAGCTAGGACTAATCTTGGTTTAGCAATTGGCACAAACGTACAAGCTTATGATGCTAATACTGCTAAGACAAATGTAACTCAATCGTTTACGGCAGCACAGCGTGGAACTGTGGTTGCGCTAACAGATGGTGCAACTATTACCGCAGACTTTGCTGCTGCTAATAATTTTAGCGTAACGCTCGGTGGTAATCGCACACTAGCCAATCCAACTAATGTGGTGGCTGGTCAGTCTGGCATCATTAAGATTAGTCAGGATGGTACAGGAAGTAGGACACTTGCATACGGATCTAGCTGGGACTTCCCTTCTGGAGTTGTGCCATCACTTACCACGACAGCTAATGCAGTAGACATACTTGCTTACTATGTGGACACATCAACTAACATTACTGCTCGTTTAGTTGGAGATCGTAAATGAGTTCGTTGCATGATAATCCATTCCTGCTGGCATCAGGTAATCCTACTGATCCTACGTTTCCAGTACAGCGTAGTGTACGTTTTAGGTCAAGTGCATCTGCTTATTTTGTAAGAACTCCTGCAAGCACATCAAGCCGTACTACATGGACATGGAGTGGTTGGGTAAAACTTGGCTCTCTTTCTATCGACAGGTTTTTATTTAACAATTCTAACGATGGTCTTCGTCTTTTAATTGGCAATAATTTGTGGGTTCAATTATCTTCTGGTACACCTTATGTCTTACAAACAAACCAAGTATTTCGTGATCCTTCCGCTTGGCATCACATTGTTTGGCAAGTTGACACAACGCAAGCAACGGCATCTAACCGAATGCGCCTGTATGTTAATGGAGTAGAAATTACATCTTTTTCTACAGCAACTTATCCACCACAAAACTATAACACCGTAATAAACACAAACACTGGACATTACATTGGGTCATTGCAGACGATTGCAGGTTATTTTTTTGATGGCTACCTAACAGAAGTAAACTTCATTGACGGTCAAGCACTAACACCATCATCATTCGGTGGATACAACTCTGGCACTGGTGTATGGGAGCCTCGTAAGTATTCTGGTACTTACGGCACTAACGGTTTCTACCTTAACTTCCAAGATAACTCTGGCGCTACAGCTACGACTATTGGTAAAGACTCTAGCGGTAACAGCAACAACTGGACACCTAATAATATCTCTGTAACTGCTGGTGTAACGTATGACTCGATGTTAGATGTGCCTACTAATACTAGCGCAACTAATGCTAACTTTGCTACTATGTCTCCAATCACAGGCACAACAAACCTATCAAATGGAAATCTTTATTTAACAGGTGCTGGTGCTTATCGTGGTGGATATGGAACTATTGCTTTACCAGCTACTGGAAAATGGTATTGGGAAGGTTTGTTTATACAAGCAAATAATAATCTTGGATTTGGTCTTGCTGTAATTAATCCACAATTACCTATTACTCCTCTTGTTGGTACTGGTGCAATTGGATTTAATAATGCTGGTCAATGGTGGGTTGAGTCTAGCACTGCCACTACAGGTAATCCAAGTTGGACTGCTACTACTGTAGTTGGTATGCGTTATGACGCATCAACAGGAGAGTTTTCATATTCATCAAATGGATCTACTTGGACAACAATCGTAACTGGTACAGCTAGATTTACTGACGGTAGAACATGGGTTCCTGCTTGCTGGGCATTTGCAACAAATGATCAAATTACACTTAACTTTGGTCAGCGTCCATTTACATACACTCCACCAACAGGATTTGTAGCACTCAATACCTTTAACTTACCTGATCCTATTATTGCTAATGGTGCTAATCAATTTGCGGCAACTACATATACTGGTACAGGTGCAAATTTATCTATAGTAAATACTGTTAATAACACATCAATGCAGCCTGACTTTGTTTGGATTAAAGGAAGAAATGCAGCTTGGAATAATGTATTAAGAGATAGTGTCAGAGGATCAACTCAGTTTTTATATTCAAATACTACTGGTGCAGAAGTAACTGCTGGATCAGGATATTCATTTAATTCAAATGGATTTTCAATTGGAACAAGCTCAGAAGTAAATACAAATACAAACACATATGTCGGCTGGCAATGGAGAGCATCCAATGCAACAGCGGTATCTAATACAGCAGGTTCTGTAACTTCAACAGTAAGTGCTAATCCAACATCAGGATTTAGTATTGTTACTTTTAATGCTGGAGCAGCAGGAAATAAAACTGTTGGTCATAGTCTTGGTGTTAAACCAGCCATGGTAATTTTTAAAGATAGAGCAACCACAAGCTCATGGCTAGTTTGGCATCAATCATTATCCAGTCAAACACAAAGTTATTTAGTTTTACAAACAACAGCAGCAGTAGTTAATGATTCTAGAATTTGGGCAAATACTGCACCAACATCTACGCTGTTAAGTTTTGAATCTAACTATACGTTTAATGTAAATAATAATATTGTAGCCTACTGCTTTTCAGAAATAGCAGGTTATTCTGCATTTGGTAGCTACACTGGAAATGGTGCTACTGATGGTGTTTTTGTATATTTAGGATTTAGACCAAGATGGATAATGATTAAAAGAACAAATGCAACTGAAAATTGGCAAATGTATGATTCTTCTAGAAACACATCTAATGTTGTTGGCGAATATTTACTGGCAAATACTTCAGGTGCAGGAGCAACTATAACGGTATTAGATATGCTTTCTAATGGTTTTAAAATTAGAGTAGATGGTACAAATCCCGGAGTTAATGCATCTGGCAGCACATACATATACGCAGCATTTGCAGAAAACCCATTCAAGTATTCTTTAGCGAGGTAATATGTTTACACTTAACGGAAGTACACTACAACTAGACACACCATTTACTGATGCTAATGGTACACAGTACCCAGCTAACTGGCTGCGACTTGCTACACCAGAAGAGCGCACCGCCATAGGCATAGCAGAGATAGCAGATCCAGAGCCATATGATGATCGCTACTACTGGGGTGTTGGAAATCCAAAGGATCTAGACCAGTGCAAGACTATACTGATAGCACAGGTAAAGCAGATAGCTGCGTCATTGCTTGCTCCTACAGACTGGAAGGTAGTGCGCTTTATAGAATCTGCTGCTCCTATTGGCACTGCTGTTACTGCATATCGTGAAGATATTCGTAATGATAGTAATAATAATGAAGCTGCTATCAATGCTTGCACTACAGTAGATGAACTGGCTGCACTCCAATTAACGTGGACTGAGAATGTGTGATCATGGAGAATCAAATTGTATTTAATTTTGTCGTGGCTATTGCTGGCTTTCTTGGTGTCTTTGTATTTAACACTATTACTAGAAAGCTTCAGAAGCTTGAGGATAAACTAGCAGAGATGCCTCGTGAGTACGTCCAGAAGGATGACTATCGTGCAGACATTGGCGAGATTAAAGCAATCTTGAAACAGATATTTGACAAGCTGGATAGCAAGCAGGACAAATGAAATGGAACCTATCTCGACTGCGATCATGGTGGTGCAAGGTGTTAGCGCTATCGTTAAGGGTATCAGAAGCTTTGCTGATGAGGCTAACAAGGCAGTCAATGAGATCAATAAATGTGTTGAGTCTGGTAAGCAGCTCAAAGACTCAATGGCTCCTATTACAAAGTTCTTCTCTGCTGCCAGTAAGTATGAATCTGCTCGTACTCAACTAGAGCAAGCAAAAGAAATCCAAGACAAGGCAATAGCCGCTGGTAATCCTGTAGCTGATGCCATGTCTGACGCTGAGTATGTAATGGAGATGATGTCCATTGATCGACAGATCAAGCAGCACTATGATGACATCAAGCATTACTTCATCTATCACTTTGATGAAGCTGGTATGTGGGATGACTTCTCTAGTAGGTTAAATAGTCTAAGGCAGGAGCGTGAAGCAAAGGCAGAGGCAAAGCGCAGGGAAGAGACTGAGAAAAGATTAGCTCTTGCTGCTGAAAAAATGAGACTGCGTAGAATCAGCCAGCGTAGGTGGGAAATTTTTTACAACTGTATCGGTGGCTTTGTAATTACACTGATCATTGCAGGGTTTGCGTGGTTTATTCGGTGGATGTTTAATCAGGGAGGTAGTCAATGAAAGAATTATTTGGTGATGATTGGATGACTAAAAAGTGGCGCCCAATGATGGCTATTACTTACATGATGATCTGCCTCTTTGATTTTATATTTGGGCCAATCCTGTACAACTTGCTGCAATTCTGGAACCCTAACCAAGCAGTAGGTATGTGGTCATCATTAACGCTACAGGGTGGCGGCATGATTCATATATCTTTTGGTGCAATCCTAGGTATAGCAGCATGGACTCGTGGTCAGGAGAACGTAGAGAAGGTTAAAGCTGGGGAGACTCCAACAAATGCCTAGATCATGGATATTTCTAGCCATGTTTGTGGTGGCTATCTCTGCCTACTTCTACGGACACAGACAAGGACAGGCTGTAATACAGGCTGAGTGGCAAGCAGAGAAAGCAGAAGCTAATGCACAGGCTGCACTGGCTATTAAGAAAGCGCAGGACGCAGCCATAGCTACCGAGCGCAGACAGGCTGCACAGTTTAGAACTGTGGAGGCTAAGTTAATTGCAGACAATAGAAAGGTACAGGATGAAAAGAATGCTTTGCTTAATAACATTGGCTCTGGTGGGTTGCGCCTCCCAAGCGCCAAGAGTTCAAACAATAGTAACGGACTGCCCGAAGCTACCACCAGTGCCAGCGGCAATCAGCCAGAAACAATCTGCTACCTTCCTGAAGAATTTGTCAGAGATCTTGCAGCTGAAGCAGAGCGAGCAGACCAAATTACTTACCAACTAACTGCCTGTCAGATGATACTAGAGGAAGAACGTAAATGAAACTAAGTGAAAATTTTACTCTTGATGAACTTACGCATACGGATCACAGAGAGTTTGATAACACGCCTAATGAATCTGAACTGGCGAACCTTAAACGACTGGCTGCATTTTTGGAGACGGTGAAGTCTGCGGTAGGCGGCAAGCCGATCATCGTAAATAGCGCATTTAGGAGTAAGCAGGTAAATGATGCCATAAAAAGTTCGGATCGGAGTCAGCACAGGCTGGGCTGTGCGGCTGATATCCGAGTCCCGCAAATGTCTCCTGATGAAGTTGTGAAAGCGATCATCGCAGCTGGTCTTCCATTTGATCAGGTCATACGAGAGTTTGACAGGTGGACTCATGTGTCTATTCCTAATACAGCTGATGCTAAACCTCGTGGTCAGAAGTTAATCATAGATAAGACAGGCACAAGACCATACGCATAATCCTGTGCCTGTGGTTTACTCTGCTGCTGTCTCAGTCTCTTTCTGAGATGGCGGCATAGCAGCGCCAAGACTCTTCAGTCTCTCTGCATATTGTTTACTATGCCAAAGCTTACGTACAGGATCAAGCTTATCTAGAGTATCTTGGTTAGCCTCTTTGAGTTCACGCAGTTTAGTCATGCGCTCTCGGTGTGTGTAGCTACCAGACTTAGCTGTCTTCATGGCTGTCTGATTATACATATCCTCCCATTCATCAGAAGTCATATAGCTTGCAGCTGGCTCTGCCTTGTTTGGATACATGAGATGCCATGTCCATTCAGGATTGCTCTCTGGTTTAACCACAGGCACAGTCTCAGCTGGCGCTACAGGTTTAATAGCATCCAATGGATTAGCTGATTCCTGATCCTTTGGTACGTCCTCACCAGCGTAAATGTACAGGCCAATACCATGCAGAGCAATTGCCTTGGCTAGACAGCGTTGCATTGCTGTGTTGACCTGAAACGCATCAGGATTAGGCACTGCCTTATTCCTGTGATCCATCACTGGAAGCTGTGCTGTACGCTCCACATTAAAAGCTTTGACTGTACAGAAAACCATCACAGTATCATTCCACCGTACTGGCTCTTTGTATTCCCATGTCGCAGTCGGATCATGTTTTAACAATGTATCTACTGCCCATGCCCAAGACAGATACGACAGCCCCATTTTTTTTTCTACAATTCCAGACACATCGATTTTGCGTAGCTCTGAAAACTTACTGATCTCTGACATCATGACCTCCCATGTATGCTTGAATGGTTGCGAGAGTTGCAGCCACAATAGCGTCCACTGCCAACAGAGATCTGTCTTCCAGTGGATAATCTATTGCTGCCTGAACTGCCTTGGCTGCCTCTAGTCTGGCTTTGATTAACGTGCCATCATTTATATTCACGACAATTCCTTAATGGTTAATGTAGATTGACGCACTGAGTATGCCTCTTTCGCTGGTGTAATTTTCTCAGGCTGGGCTTTGTAGTTACGCATAGGCCAGCTGACCTTGTACTTGCCAGCGATACCTAAAGGTTTATCCTGTAGCAATTCTTTTAACTGAGTTTCGCATTGGTTTATTAATTCAGTGCGTGCCTCAATCTCAGCCTTGCATTCAAGGATAAGCTTTGCATACTCAGCAGCTGCATCATCCAGCTCTACAGGCTCAGAATCTGAGCTTGCTACTGAATACATACGATCAGCGTCCTTGCTATTCTGTGCAGGGAATGCCTCGATCCTATGCTCATTCTTGTAGATCTCCAGCCGATTCTGGAAGTCTAGTGCTACCTCCTTAATGCGATCTAGTGTGCCTTGGTGTGGAGTGAATAAGAATATGTGTAGCTTAGTGCCTTGGTACAGTGTAGCTACAGCGCCCCACTTAGCTTGCATGATATCCATTTGAGCCTGTAGCTGGATTGCTCCTCGCCACAATGGTGGCTCAGTCTCTGGTGCGTTGCCTGTTAGCTTTGCCTCCAGCACTCCGAGTCCGTCCAGCACAATGCTTGGCGCTCCCATAACAAAAATACCGTTATCAGGATCATGCTTGATCAGCTGGCTACGTCCATCAGCTAGACCATCGAGCGAACAGCACAAAGGTATGGACTCATGGAAATATGGCTTCTCATGAATTAGCTGGAGATCGGATAACTCCAGTCTCTTTGCAGTTTCAGCCAAGATCATTGGCTCCAACTGGTTGCCCCAATCCATAGCTTCATTAGAAATATTAGGTGGAGTTTTCCCATTAATTGCCCCTAGACTAACTTGTAATTCATCGTTAGGGCTGCGGTACTTACTCATACCCATGACAGCTGGCAAACGGCTGGCTGACAGGATTGTATCGGGTGTTACTTTTCCAACCATAGTTATTCTCCTATCCAGTTTTTGTTATGTTTGATTCGTACAACCATTGCACGACTAACATTATATTTTTTAGCCATTGAATTTAATGTGGCTCCGTTTTTTAATTCATCACGCATTGCAAATGCAGATTGCTTAGTTAATTTTTTTGCTGCTCTTCCTTTATCTTGTTTATCTTTTATATTATCTAGATTAGTACCAAGAAATAAATGATCTGGATTTACGCACGATGGCACATCACAACTATGGCAAACAGACATATTTCCTATTTCGCCACGATGTAAACGATATGAAACTCTATGCGCCCCTAAAGTAATATTGCCAATTCCAAACCTGCCATACCCCTCTGGATGAATGCTACCCATCCAGATCCAACAGCCACTAAATGGTATTGGTTGTACAAACTTGTTAAATCTTTCAATAATACTCATCACCATATTATGTCTCCCAAGTATTTATAGGTGCGGATTGTACGAGCATGAGCGCTCGAATGCTTTGCTACTGTGTAACCATCAGGCTGCCACTGATGACCACGAAAGACAGCGCCAAGTACACTAGGATGTATGTCATCCGGCACAGGCACAGCCTCCCTTACTTCATTAATGCTGACGCTACCATGCAATCTGCTGTAGTCAATGGCAAAGGATCTTGCAGCTGCTAAATACTCAGCCTTGGTTTCCTCATGGTGGCGCATGATATCTAGCTTTAACTGCTTGCCAGAAGGTATATCCCATGCCGATCTCATAGCCACCCCGCTACAGCTGCAACTAATACTGCAATGCCGATTGCGATAATTACGTTATCCATTATGTCTTTGTGATCCATTATTTGCTCTCCTTATTAGTTATATACCAATTTTCGTCACCAAGAATTCTTGCTATAACACCCATGACAGAATTATTTAATGCTTTATCAATTAAAACAATTGAGCTATCAATAATTTCATCGTAAATATCGGGACTTGTTTTCTTAATGACTTCTAACGTCATCTTTGCATCTTCTAGTGCATCTGTATCTGCAAGAATAGAATCAAATAAAAAGTCTATATCTGCTTTGCTCATGCTGCCTCCCTTGCAATGATGTTGGATACTTGTGATGCTGACCAGTTGGTGCTGCCACGAACTGTCTGAACTTGGCGCTCTGTCAATGCTGCTGCAATCTGGCGCAAGCTTGTATAACCAGCTGCTTTTAAGTCACGAATGATTGGCAATACTTTCTGTGCGAACTGATCTGCATTAGCTTGCAGAGCTGCTACACCAGCTGCGGAGCTAATCTGTGGTGACTTAGTGCCAAGCTTTACACCACGAGCCTTGGCTGCTGCCAGAGCTACTTTGGTGCGTTTGCTGATCTCTTCACGCTCGTACTGTGCAAACACTGCCTTGATACCGAACTCCAAGGTAGAGCAGTTAGGCATATCAGCTGCCACGATATCTACACCAGACTTACGGATAGTCATTAAGAATGCTGCATCACGACTTAAACGATCAAGCTTGGCGATCAGCAAAGATGCGCCAGATGTACGGCATAACTCAATAGCTGCTGCCAACTGGATGCGGCTATCGTTCTTGCCTGATTCGATCTCGGTGAATGAGTGGATGATGCTGTCAGCGTACTGCTTGACTGCGTCTTGTTGAGCCTCTAGACCCAAGCCTGATTGACCTTGCTTGGTGGTTGATACACGAAAGTAAGCTACATATTTATTCATTTTAGATCTCCTGTTTCTCGGTAGATTGACTGGTTTGTAGTGCCAGTTCCGTTAATGTATGCGATATCGCAGCGATATGCAACAACTTATTTCAAAATAATTTAACTAAATACATGGTTCCGCAGGTCAAATGTGATATCTTGGCGCAATACAAAAGGGAGGTAAGATGGAAAATAAGTACAATACGTTGCTAATTAGGCTACGTCCTGAAACTAGAGCATTGTTGGATCGTGCAGCTGGTGAGCAGCGCAGATCTAGGGCATCAATCATTGACCAGCTGTTACTGGAAAGCTTGCAGCAGCGCTATAACAGCACGACTGACAGGCTAAACAAGATGCTGGGGGCTGCATGAATGGAAGAGGTAAACGCAATAAGGGTGCGGCTGGTGAGCGTGAGCTGGCTGGGATCCTGAAAGATAATCTAGGTTTCGAGGTTAAGCGCAATCTAGGTCAGGCAAGGGATGGAGCTGATGACATAACTATTCAGAAGTTCCGCATCGAAGTTAAACGACAAGAGAGACTACAGGTGGACAAATGGAGCGAACAGGTGGAATCATGCAGCAAGTCTGGAGAAATACCAATACTGGCATACAGGAGGAACGGGCAGCCTTGGAGGATTTGCCTGAAGCTAGACGATTTTATCCCGATGCTACGAGATGCACTGGAATGACATGGAAGTATCTGGTTGACCAGCTGATGGGTGTTAATCCACCGATCATCAGGGTTGCTGGCAAGATGGTCATCAATATTGGCATAGGTGGTGACACACCAACCAAGGTAGGTAAGCCAAGGACATCCAACTTTGATCTAATCGTGGCTCATGTACTGCGTGAAGCTGGCAGCCTGTCTACACCAGAGTTGCACGAGGAGATCTTGCTATTGCATGAGCAGATCAGCATGGAGTCACTGTTTAGGCTGTGTAAGCGCATGGAGAATAGAGGTCAGCTGGTATCGACTAAGCAAGCTAGGACTAGCGGTAATGGGAGAGGTGTCAATGTATGGCAGCTGGTAAAAAAGTAGAAGGTTTTATTGAAGACAGGCTGTGTAGCAGCTGTAGGCAAAGGAAAAAGCCGGAGGGAGGAGAATGGATCCTGTTCAACAGAGGATTAAATCGGAGGTGGAATTGCAAGGAGTGCAATACCAGAAGGGTTGCCAGACTTGCCAACACTCGGTAGCTCATGCTGAAGGACTGTGGTGCAAGCTATGGGATTGTGAGTCTATTGGATATTGTGAGGGTTATGAGTATGAATCAGGCACAGCCTAGTCCATGTCCATTGTGCGGTAGAGCGCATCAGGCAATGGGTGTGGTCACATTAAATGGCAGGGAAGTCTGCACATATTCTGAGGAGTGGAGAGCAGAATGTGAACTACGGTATGCAATGAGGCTGCCAGATAAAGCTAGAAAGCCAAAAATAACCAAGTTGACGTACTTAGACATGGTTGAGAAGGAAAGAGGTTATCCAACAAGGAAGGTAATGAGGGATGAAATGGTTAAACGATATAGGGAGAAGAAATGAAAGCATTTCCAAATTTAGATTATCACTTACTTAATCAGGGCATGGACTTACGTGATTACTTTGCAGCGAAGGCTATGCACGCAATGATTGCTTCAGGAAAATTACCAACTGGAATCATGATTGATACAGCAGAAGAAGCATATGTTATGGCTGACCACATGATGAAAGCAAGGGGGCAGAAATGATCTACAAAACTTTTAAAGAATGGGCTGCTGGGCTGTGGCTTGAGGACGGTGAGCCAAGGAAACAAGCGTACACCAGTGATGAATTACTTTTAATAGAGATGGGTTGGAACTACGGCAAAGACGCTGGCGCAGCAGCAGAGCGTGAGGAGTGTGCATATATTGCAGATCAAGGGTTTAGACGAGCAGCGGAAGGTGATGAGATAGCTGATGTTATCCGAGCAAGGGGTAGAAGCGAAGCACTAACAAACCTAAACAAAGCAGCAGAAGATATGGGGCAGGAATTATGACTGACAGAGACTTACTTTGGAAGCTATACGCTGAGTATATGACGCATGGCAATCTGTGTACAGAGACGTTGACAATGCTTGTGATCAGGCTAAAAGAGCCAGTATCAATGGCTGATGAGTGGAAGATGGAATGCCTAAGAATGCTGGAAGACATTAAACATTTGCAGACACAGCTAAACAGCCTCCAATGACGCAGTTCAAGATACCACCAGCTCCAACTCTGAAGAAGAGGAAGACACCACCGAGGAAGACACAGTACGCAATCATGCCACTACGAGCGCTGACAGATAAGCGTATTACTGACAGGAATCGGACTGTACTTGCCATGATGTCATCATTTGCTAACAGAGCTGGAATCACTTGGGTGACTCAGAAAAGGATTGGTGAGGAGTTCAAGGTAACACCACAGGCTATACAGAGAATGCTTGGCAAGCTCAGAGATTGTGGGTACATCGAGAAGGTATCGGGTTACAAAGTTGGCATCAAAGGTATTACTTACAGGATCATCTACGATCCCAAGATCAGCGCACAGGATGCAGTTTCAATAGCAGGTAACGGCATAGATTTAGAAGTAGAGCAGTACAACCAAGAGGATCCAGTAATGACATTTCGTAATCATCAACCACAGCCGATAGGCGCATTCTTAAAGGACATTCCAATGGCAAAGCCAAAGCAGCAGAGCAAAATACAACAGCAGGAGGTTGAGGAAGTGCGGAAGGTGTATAAGGGAGAAGACTATAGTCGAGAGTTCTCTCGCACAGCGCAAGCAATCTGCGGAGTCGAGCGCTTAGCAAATGAGCAAGATAAAGCAATAGCTGCAGAATTAGCAACACATCAGGTAGATCTAGATCAGTTCAAGCAAATGCTGGTGGAATCTATTACTTGGCATAAGCAAACAGGTAAGCAACCGCCAGCAGGACTGGGTTATTACAAGCAAGTAGCACTGGCATTACGTAAAGCCTAGGTAGTGGGTGTGTCTGTACAAAAACGAACTGTTCGATTCGAGTTTGTACAGGCATAATACATTATCATTATGGTACGTTACGATAACAATTAATTAACGCTGTGTTATCAAAGTGGCATTATCCCCCCCCACCCCACCACCTATCGATGGGGGGAACCACACAATTTTTCGTCAGTTTTCTTGGAGCCTGTATGATTTCAATGTGCATCTACAACTTAGCGATATTTTTTGGTGGAATGATGTTTGAAAGGTTTTTGAGATCTTTGGATGGGTATGCTAAAGAATATCTTTTATATAAAAGGTATCACAGTGATAAGTATGATCCAGAGTAAAGATGCGGCTAACGGAACCACACCCGAAGAAAAAGGGATGATCTCTAAAAAGAGAGTGAGTTCTTGTTTATCTAAGCTACTTAGTCTGCCAAACTAAGATGATCAAACTGGCTCCGATCTGGTTGCCTTGTCTCATCCGAGGGGCTAACAGAAGAAAGACCTGACCATGCGCTACGTTTATTCCCTTGGTCACTCACTACCGATGGGAGAGCTGGGTTATGGCTCCATTCACCAATCTTACTTCAATTGAGGAAAAAAACAATATTGGTAATTACTATTGATTGCTAAATACTGATAGTTAAAATGCATATGCTTGTTTGCAGAATTTGAGATACTGATGGCTGTTTAGGAAGGGAGATAGAAGTGGAATATGACAATACCAATCGTGGCACACTTTTCAAAGCGAAAGAAAAGAAAAGTGAGAAGAGTCCTGATTACACTGGCACTATTAATATTGCTGGTACTGAAATGCGCTTATCTGCTTGGCTGAAGGAATCGAAAGCAGGTACAAAATACTTTAGTCTGGCAGTATCTGAGAAAGATGGTCAGTACGAAAGTAAGAGCAATGCTCGTCCTAGATCTGAAGGTAGGACTGATGGCAATGCCTCTCATGTAGATGATGATATACCTTTTAATTAGAATGGGTCTATAATGGTCACGTTATCCAGCACAGGAGCGTGGCATGATTCATTCAAAAGTATGTTTTAAGTGCGAAGTAAGTAAGCCTTTAATTGAATTTTATAAGCATTCTCAAATGGCTGATGGTCATTTAAATAAATGCAAAGAATGCAATAAAAAAGATTCAACTAATAGTCGTAATGCAAAAATAGAGTATTACAGAGCTTATGATAGGGAACGAGCAAAAGATCCTGTTAGACGTAAAGCTGCATCAGAAATATCGCAATTCTGGAGGCAGCAGGACAAAAGACGAGCTGCTGCTCACAATGCTGTAACAAGAGCATTAAGAGCTGGTGTTTTGGTTAGATGTCCATGCGTTAGATGTGGAGCTGAAAAAGCTTATGCTCATCATGAGGATTACGATAAAAAGCTTGATGTGATGTGGCTTTGCCAGCCATGCCACAAACAAAGGCATAAGGAAATAAATGATGGCTACCAAGAAAAGAGTACGCACTCCAGATCCTGATGCTGGTCTGCCAGCTGGGGCAATGATGGAGACGGATATCTGCATAGCGTATACCTTAAAAGGTATAACTTACTTGCCTCACTACAGTGAACGAGTCTACGTAGGGTTAGGCTATGGGGTTACTAACTTTGATACCTATTTGGGTATCGAGTTGAAAGCCTTGGGTGCAAAGCCTGTAGAGCTGGCACTGTGGAAGAGGAGACAGTTTTAGGGAAAGCGGATTCTAGTGTGCGGCACTGCGTGAAGCGGATAGCATTGCAGCTAGTGCAGCGAGTACCTACCTTTTAAGGCTGAGTCGCACAGTTTTCCTTAAACCTACGCTGGCTAGGGTTGCGACTGCCAGTACCTAATTTATGGAGTAAAAATGAAAAAAAATATAATTGGATATAGAGAACTATCTGAGCAAGAAATATCTGCAATTAATGATATTAAGGAGTTGGCTATTGTTGTTCAGGATATGATTGCTAGTATTAAAAATAAACCTGATATTGAAATTGATCCTCGTTGGTTAAGTATTGGAACAACTAATTTGCAGCAAGGTTTTATGGCATTAATAAGGTCTGTGGCAAAACCAACTACATTTTAAATAAATAAATTATTTGACACCTCGGAAAGACGAGGGCTAACACGCATGAGGATTGTGTTTTACCTTGAGCTGAACAAGGATTAAATAACCCTAGCTAGGTTCAGTCCTCAGTCGTGTTGGTGGATGCGTAGGCTGATACGCAGCTTTATCAGTGGGCATGAATTGCAAGGCAGTAAACCCAGCTGCTGCAAACACTGTATGGGACACTTCATATGTCGGAGATAAGCACCGATCACCAACTTCAATTTAAAGATTATGGCTACTAAAAAAGAAAAAGAGAAGTTTCCAAACCAGATACCACCATTGAAGAACTATGGTGGTGTACGTCTCATCCAGAAAAGACTGGAGAGATCCGGCACTCTGGAGGCTAACAGGGAGGCTGTCGCTTATGCACTACTATCAATGGCTAATACCAAGCTATCAGATATTATGGAATGGGATTCCTCTGGTAACGTCATGGTAAAAGCTAGTAAAGACATACCTGAACACGCTCTCCATGCCATCAAAAAGCTAACCAGTCGCACAGATCGAGAAGGTAATTCCTATATCGAGATCGAGCTACATGACAAAGTGCAGGTATTGCGACTGCTGGCTAAAGCCTCTGGACTCTTAGACGGTGGCGACAATGGAGATAAACCTAGCGTGATTGGTATCAATATCAAAGCGCCCACAGTGATTGATGTAAACGATGAAGACTAAGGAAACTAGCGGTAAGGCAGTACCAGATATTGGTATTAACTTAGACTTTTCTGACTCGCCAAAGGTGTGGGAGTTCATGCAGTCGGACAATTTCGTCCAAGGCTTAATGGGGCCAGTCGGTAGCGGTAAGTCTTATGCGTGTGCAGCCAAGATATTTATCAAGGCTATCCAACAAAAACCCAGCCCTATAGACAATATCCGTTACTCTCGCTGGGCGATAGTACGTAACTCGTACCCAATGCTAAAGACCACTACGATTAAAACGTGGTTAGATTTATTTCCTGAGAATACATTTGGATCATTACTTTGGACTCCACCGATTACCCATCACATCAGGCTACCAGCTAGAGATGGTGCAGCTGGTGTGGATTGCGAAGTCATATTTTTGGCACTTGATCAACCAAAGGACGTAAGAAAACTACTGTCCTTAGAACTTACAGGAGCGTGGGTCAATGAAGCAAGAGAATTACCTAAAGCCGTTATTGATGGTCTTACTCACAGGGTTGGCAGGTATCCTACTAAGCGTGACGGTGGGAGTAGTTGGCACGGTATATGGATGGATACGAATCCCATGGATGATGATCACTACTGGTATCGGTTAGCAGAAAAAGAAAAGATGACTGGAAAGTATGCTTGGAAGTTCTTCAAGCAGGAAGGTGGTGTAGTTGAAGTTAATCCAGCTGAGTTGCCAGACAATCCAGAGGCGAATGATCATATTTTTGCAGCCGGAAAGTGGTGGAAGCTAAACCCTAAAGCAGAAAATATTAAGAACTTACCTGCTGGCTACTACCAGCAAATGCTATTAGGTAAAAATTTAGACTGGATCCGCTGCTACGCTGGTGGACAATATGTCTATGTGCAGGAAGGAAAACCAGTCTGGCAGGAATATGATGACTCCATGATGTCTGGTGATGTAAATGTGGATCCAACTCAGGCTATACAGGTAGGGTTAGACTTTGGTTTGACACCAGCTGCTGTCATTGGTCAGCGCTTGCCTAATGGTAGGTGGAATATTCTTGATGAAATCGTTACTGAAGACATGGGTTTGGAGCGTTTTGGTCAGCAACTGCTGGCAGAGTTAAACGCAAAGTACCCAAACTTCCAAGTATTGCTGTGGGGCGATCCGGCAGGTATGGCACGAGACGCAATTTATGAGGTAACAAGCTTTGACTACCTGCGTACCTTGGGTTTGCGCGCACAACCAGCCCCATCAAATGACTTTAAGGTGCGTAGAGAAGCAGCTGCTATGCCAATGCAAAGACTGATACAGGGTAAAGCTGGGCTGATGGTCAACACTCGGTGCAAGTTATTGCGTAAAGCGCTGGCTGGTGGCTACCACTTTAAGCGGATTGCTGTGGGCGCAGGTCATGAGAGGTTTAGAGATGCGCCAAACAAGAACGAACATTCCCACGTAGGTGACGCATTTGGCTACTTGCTGCTGGGTGGCGGTGAGCATAAGCGATTAACCAAGCCGCAACACCTACAAAATACGATAGTTGTACAGACTATTGCTAATTCAGACTTTGATCCGTTTGAATGATCAACATAATCGAGCTAAACGAGCGATTACCTAGAAAAGCTGGTGTGTGTTACATACCAATGGTTCCCAGCCACCTACATTACATGAGCATTACTGAGAGTCAGCTACCATTTGCGAAGGCTGTCTCTATGGATACCATGCTTGAAATGCAAGCTAGGCTCGGACTCGCAGTGACTGCACTAGTTTACGGCAAACCTGTGGCAATGTTCGGCTGCATCATACTGTGGACTGGTGTGGCTGAGATGTGGTCAATCATATCTGACGATGCTAGACGCTATCCAAAGCAGCTAACCATAGTCGCTAAGTCATTTAGCGATATCGTGGCGCAATCGCTTTCATTGCACAGGCTCCAACTTACGGTAAGATCTGACGAGCCGAGGGCATTACGCTGGGCAGAGTACCTTGGTTTTGAGATCGAAGGGCTAATGAAAAAATATAGTCCTGACGGTGCGGATACTTATATTTTAGCGAGGGTTTAATCATGGGTGGAATGTTCGGTGGTGGTGGTGACGGTGGTGCAGCAGCTGCAATGGCAGAGCAACAAAAAGAAACAGCACGAATGAGAGCGCAGACTGAAGCAGAAAAGCGAGATATGCTGGAAAAGCAGCAGTCTGGCATGAAAGCTCGTCAGCGTGGTGGCGCTCGTGCGTTATTGTCTACTGAGCGTATGGATGGTGAAGAAGGTTTGAAAGATACGCTAGGCGGCTGATATGGATAAGATGAAAAAGAAAGTTGCCAAGGTTATGCGTGAGTATAAATCCGGCAAACTGAAATCATCGAGTGGCGATAAGGTCACATCCAAGGATCAAGCTATTGCTATTGCTATGTCTGAAGCTGGAATCAAGCAGAAAGGTAGCAAATGAAAGCTGGACTTTATGCCAATATTCATAAAAAGAGAGAGCGTATAGAAAAGGGATCTGGTGAAAAGATGCGTAAAGCTGGATCCGAGGGCGCTCCTACTGATGCTGCATTTAAGAAAGCAGCTAAAACCGCAATGAAACCAAAGAAGAAATAATATGAAATTTTCTTTAGAAGTTGAGATGGAAGGCAACAAGCATGACGAAGAAAAAAAGTCAGCGCCTACTGCCTTTCAAAAGAAAGTAGCAAAGATGCTTGCTCAGAAATCTGGCAGAAGTAAGCCTAATGAGATGGACTTTAAAAAGGCTGCTGAGTTAGAAGACGAGGATGATTGATGGCTACAACTCCAGTAGAACTTGAGTCGCTAACTACCAAGTCTAGGTTCGTTACGCTTGCTCAAAAAAATAATGCTGGCACTTATGTAGTCGCAGGATCTGATGCGCCATTAATTATGGTGGACGTAAACCATCAGCGCAATCACGATGGTCGTGCATTCTTTGCTTACAAGATGTATCCAGATAGTGCGCCATTAGCAGCTAATGCTAGTTTAGATATTGCTCTTGCTGCTCCTGCTGGTGTATTCCCACACATAAATATTGATGCTATGTGTTTAGGTGACGCAGAGTTTTATATTTATGAAGGAGCCAGCGCAACTGGTGGCACTGCGTTTACTCCAATAAATAGAAATAGAAATTATGCACTTACCAATACTAGCCAGATAGCAATGATCATTTCACCTACTGTTACGGCATTAGGTAGCGAACTTGATGCACAAATTATTGCTGGCGGTGCAGGTAAGAAATCTGGTGGTGGTGTAGCTGGATCTTTAGAGTATGTATTAAAACCATTGACTACATACTTGTTTAGGCTAACCAATGTAAATGGAACTGCTCACGCTGCACATTTAGCTTTGGAGTGGTACGAATGAAGAAAGAGCATAAGAATCCAAAGGGTGGATTAACTGAGGCTGGACGTAAATATTTTAAACGTACAGAAGGAAGTAATTTAAAAGCTCCAGTTAAAGAAGGCACTAACCCTAGACGAGTATCTTTTGCTGCGAGATTTGGCGGTATGGCTGGGCCACTTGTAGATGAGAATGGTAAGCCAACAAGATTGAAATTAGCATTAAAAGCGTGGGGATTTGGAAGCAAAGAGGCTGCAAGGAACTTTGCTAATAAACACAAAAAGGATTGATATGGCTACCAAAGGTATAGCAAAGCTATCTCCAGAAGAGATACTTAAACGACACGACATAGCATTAAGACGCAAGGATGACTTTCGTGCATTGTATGAAGACGCATACGAGTTCGCTCTTCCACAGCGCAATCTGTATGACGGGTACTGGGAAGGCAAAGTAGGTGGACAGAAAAAGATGGTGCGAGTATTTGACTCTACCGCTATCAACTCTGTGCAGCGCTTTGCTAACCGTATGCAGTCCGGCATATTCCCACCACAGCGTAAGTGGTGCAAGCTAGAGGCTGGCTCTGATATACCAGAAGACCGTAAGATGGAAGCGCAAATGGCGCTAGATATTTATTTAGACAAGATGTTTGCTGTAATCAAACAATCAAACTTTGATATAGCTATTGGTGAGTTCTTACTTGATCTGTCTGTAGGTACAGCTGTAATGATGGTACAGTCTGGTGATGATGTTAATCCTATTAACTTTATTCCAGTACCACAGTATCTAGTCGCAATTGAAGAGGGTGCAAATGGTGCAGTCGATAACGTATACAGACGTATGCGTATCAAGGCTGAAGCAATTCAGCGTCAATGGTCTGATGCAGAAATTACTGGCACGTTAGCTAGACTCGTAGAAGAAAAACCTACCGAGGAAGTAGAGTTAGTTGAGGCAACTATCTTTGATCAAAAGCGTGGTGACTATAGTTACTGCGTTATTCATAGAGAGTCGAAGACTGAAATTGTAAGTCGTAGAATTAAAGTTTCACCTTGGGTTGTATCACGTTACATGAAAGTAGCTGGTGAGATTTATGGTCGTGGCCCCGTTATCACAGCACTGCCAGATATTAAAACTTTAAACAAAACAAAAGAACTTTTATTGAAGAATGCTGCACTTGCTATTTCTGGTGTTTACACTGCTGCTGATGATGGTGTTATAAATCCTGCCACAATTCGTATTGTTGCTGGTGCAATTATTCCAGTAGCTCGTAACGGTGGCCCACAGGGCGAATCATTAAAAGCATTACCAAGATCTGGTGACTTTAATGTGTCGCAATTAGTGATCAATGACTTGCAACAAAACATCAAACGCATATTGCTTGATGAGTCACTGCCACCAGATAACATGAGTGCAAGATCTGCTACTGAGGTAGTAGAGCGTATGAAAGAATTGTCACAGAATCTTGGATCTGCATTTGGTCGTTTGATTAATGAGACGATGATTCCATTAGTAGAAAAGATTTTGCAGGTAATGGATGATCGTGGATTGATCGATATGCCATTGCGAGTAAATGGTTTGGAAGTGCGTGTGATGCCTACTTCACCATTGGCTATGTCGCAGAACATGGAAGAGATTCAGAATATTATGCAGTACGCACAGATCATTGCTGGCTTTGGACAAGAGGCACAGTTTGGTTTGAAGAAAAGTGAAGCAATGGATATGATCGCTGAGAAGCTTGGTGTACCTGCTAAGTTGCGTTACTCACCAGAAGAACGTGCAATGGAGATGCAGAAGGCAGCGCAAATGGCACAGCAGTTTGCAGCTGCTAATCCAGAGGCTGCTGCTCAAGCAGTAGGTAAAGCTGTTCAAGGTGGAGGAATGGTTTAATGGCTGGGTGGGATGATTTTGATGAACTACCTACTGACATTCGTGTTGCTACACAAATGTCTGATGATCTGGATATCTTGTGTGCCAAGGTAATGACTACCGAGGACGGACAAAAATTAATGAGGTGGCTACGGTCTACCTTGTTAGAGCAGCCTGTTGCCACACCAGACTGCGACTCTTCATATGCTTATTATCGTGAAGGGCAAAATAGTGTGGTGCGTGATATAGAGGCGAGGATAAAACGCTCTCTCAAACCAAAGGAAAATAATGGAAGACAACCAACCCAGCAGTGATGCTGGCCTATTGGATGGTGCAACCGCAACTGACGATACACAAAGCCAAGCTAATCCAGTAGCCACAGCAGTAGAACATAAAGCAGCGACACCAGAGGATGATGATAGTCCTCTAGAACGTCCAGACTGGTGGCCTGAAAACTTCTGGAAGAAAGACGAGTCCGAGCCAGACTTGGAGGCAATAGCAAAAAGCTGGGGCGATCTCAGAAAGCAGATCAGCCAAGGCAAACACAAACCACCAGCCGATGGTAAATACGATACCAGCGCATTTGGTTCAATTCCCGAAGACGATCCTGTAAGAAATACGGTAATGGGCTGGGCGCAGGAATTCGGCATCAGCCAGCTGGCTTTGGATAAGCTGGTAGGGCAAGTAGTTGAGATGGGTGGCGCTCAACAACAGCAAGCAGCATTTAATCGTGATGCTGAACTCAAGGCACTTGGGCCAAATGCAAACGCTATGATCAAGTCTATGACTGATTGGGGTAGGGGATTGGTCAATAAAGGCATATGGGGTGCTGATGATTTTGAAGAATTCAAGATTATGGGTGGCACAGCCAAGGGAATTAAAGCGTTGGCAAAGTTGCGTGAAACCTATGAAGGCACTAAGATTCCTACCAACTCAGTGCCAGTAGATGGCGCACCAAGTAAAGAAGAGTTGTACGGCATGGTCAATGATCCAAAGTACAAAACGGATCCAGCCTACAGGCAGAAAGTAGAACGGATGTTTGCACAGACATTCGGTTAGAGTCTCCCTCCTCTGTCTTGGAGTTTGCCCAGCCAAGTGCTGGGCTTTTTTTCGTTTTGCGTTTTTTAAAAAATAGTGTAAAACAGCATCAAGGCATATCAGGCTGATATCAGACTGACCCTTACCACTACGGATGTAGACGTTTAGGCTAACGTAAAAGGCAAGCTAAGACCCCAGCGATGGGCATATCGTGGCGCAAAACAATCTTATCAAACTACTAAGGAGTACAACATGAGCGTATCTTTATCAAACGCTTTTGTCACCCTGTTTGATGCAGAAGTCAAACAAGCATACCAAGCGAAAGCAATGCTTGTGGGCGCTGTGCGTCAACGTCGTGGTGTCGAAGGCTCAACCGTAAAATTCCCAAAAGTCGGTAAAGGTGTTGCGACTGCTCGCATTACACAAACCGATGTAACCCCAATGAACGTAGGCTTCAGCTCAGTAACTTGCACATTGCAAGACTGGAATGCAGCTGAGTATTCGGACATTTTCTCCCAGCAAAAAGTAAACTTTGACGAGCGTCAAGAACTCGTACAAGTTGTAGCTTCTGCTATGGGTCGTAGACAAGACCAATTAGTATTGGATGCATTGGCTGCTTCTGGCACTTCATTGACAGTATCTAATGATATCGGTGGCGCTGACACCAATATGAACTTAGCTAAACTGCGTGAAGCAAAGCGTTTACTGGATAAGAACAACGTACCTTCTGAAGGTCGTAACATCATCATCCATGCAAACGGCTTATCTAACTTGTTGTCTGAGACAGCTGTAACTTCCTCTGACTTCAATAGCATCAAAGCGCTAGTACAAGGCGAGATCAACACATACTTGGGTTTCACTTTCCACGTATTAGGTGATCGCTCTGAAGGTGGCTTGGCTATCGATGGTTCGCTGGATCGTGTATGTTTCGCATTCCACAAAGATGCAATCGGCTACGCTGAAGGTATAGGTATGCGCTCGGAGATCAACTACATTCCAGAAAAGACATCTTGGCTGGTAAATGAAGTATTCAGCGCTGGCGCTGTAACCATTGACGCAGAAGGTATCGTAGCGATTACCTGCCGCGAATCTTAATAGGGGGCTAATATGGCATTTTCTGCAGATGGCTTTGCAACAATCGCAGCGAGTAAAGCTGGTAATGCACCATCAATTTACTCGTACAAAACAGCTGATACACAAGCAACTGTTAATACCGCTGGCTACTTCAACAGCATTGCATCGCTGTTAAAAGTTGGCGATATTATCTTTGTTTACGACAGCACTACTCCTAGCTTGGTATTAACATATGTAAACCAAGTTACGACAGCTGGTGTTGTTGATATCGCTGACGGTACAACTGTAAGCGCAACAGATACTGACTAATCTAGTCAGTGTCAAACACAGGGCTGCTCTTGGTTTCCGAGGGTAGCCCTTTATCACATTAAGGATCTGGACATGGCTGCTGGCGATACCAGTCTATCGATTTGCTCTGATGCATTGATCATGTTGGGCGCTCGTCCAATATCGTCATTTAATGACGGTACTGATGAGGCTAATGTAGCTGATCGACTTTATCACGACATCAAAAATCAAATCTTAATGACCTATCCTTGGTCATTTAGTTTTAAAAAAGAACAACTAGCACAGCTAGTAACTACTCCAACTAATGAATATCGTTATGAATATGCTTTGTCTGGTGATCGTTTAGGATCTCCTCGCAAGATATTCAACACTGGAAATGTTGGCGCTTATCCAATCCAAAACTACAAAATCATGGGTGATAAGGTACTGACGAATGAGCAAACTATTTACGCTGAATATCAGTATTCAACTCCAGAATATGCTATGCCATCGTACTTTGTGCAGCTGCTTAAATATGTAATGGCTTGGCACTTTGCTTTACCAATCACAGATCAGGTAGATAAGGCTCAATACTGGCAGAGCGTAGCTGTAGGCTCTCCGGCTGAGAATGGTCGTGGTGGCTATATGCGTACATCGATCAATATTGATGGACAGAATAATCCTGTGCAGTCTATTGAAGACTACTCATTGATAGCGGTTAGATACTAATGACACGTTTTGTATCACTCCAGACAAACTTCTCTTCAGGAGAGATGGATCCACTACTGTTGGCTCGTGTGGATCTTGCTGCCTATCAGAATGCTTTGTCTGAGGCTACTAACGTAGTGATCCAGCCACAAGGTGGATTGAGACGTAGAGCAGGTTTAAGGTACTTATCAGCATTACCTAATAGTGGATCAGAATCTGCTGCTAATGGTGTGAGATGCGTTGCGTTTGAGTTCTCAACTTCTGATAGTTATATGCTTGTTTTCACACATAACAGAATGTATGTGTATAGAAACAAGGTATTAATTACGAACATCAACGGAACTGGCAACAGCTATCTCAGTACATCGGCTGTAGGTTTAACTGGAGCAAGGCTGGCTAGAATTTGCTGGACTCAATCAGCTGACACTTTGATTGTGGTTCATCCATCTATAGCGCCAATTAAGATTGTTCGTGGAGCCACCAATGCTGATTGGACTGCATCAGTAATTACTTTTGACTCTGTACCTAAGTATGCTTTTACTCTTAGCGTAACTAATCCAGCTGCTACGCTGACACCATCAGCCGTAGCTGGAAAGATCACATTAACTGCTAGTGCATCAGTATTTACGGCTGGTAGTGTTGGACAATACGTGAATGCTAGTCCACAAGGTAGAGCTAAGATTGTTGCCTATACATCAGGCACAGTGGTGAGCGCTATTACAGAGTTCCCATTCTTTAACTCATCGGCTATTGCATCAGGTAGTTGGGATTATGAATCTGGCTATGAGGCTGTATGGTCAAGCACAAAAGGCTATCCGGCCACAGTTACATTCCATGAAGGTAGGCTTTACTTTGGCGGTAGTGAATCTAGACCATCTACTATTTGGGGTAGCAAGGTAGGTATATTCTTTGACTTTGAAGCTACCGAAGGATTAGATGATGATGCAGTAGAAGCTACGCTAGACACGAATACTTATAACTCAATTACTGACATGATCTCAGGTCGAGATCTGCAAGTATTCACAACTGGTGGTGAGTTCTATATTCCTCAAAATGGATTAGAGCCAATTACACCTACTAACTTTTTTGTAAAGACAATTAGTCGTAACGGCAGCAAGGAAGGCATTCGAGTACAGCAGCTAGAGTCTGGCACTCTGTTTATTCAGCGCCAAGGTAAAGCGCTAAATGAGATGGCTTTCTCGGATACTCAGCTGACGTATTTAACGAACAAGATCTCTTTGCTGGCTGGTCATCTATTAAAGAATCCAACTAGACTAGGATTGCGTAGGACTGTAGCTACAGACGAGAATGATTTGCTGTTAATCATCAACAGCACAGCTGGCACAATGGCTGTCTTCTCATTGCTACGTCAACAGAATGTTATCGCTCCATCAGAGTTTGTTACTGATGGCGAGTTCATAGATGTTGGTGTAGATATCACTACAATCTACACAGTCGTTAAACGTACTATTAATGGCGCTACTCAATACTATGTCGAGTATTTTGATGACGATACATACACAGATTGCGCTGTCAAAGGTGGCGCAGCTGCTAGTGCATCAGCATCACACTTGATTGCTAAGACGGTTAATGTAAAGCTAGATGGCACTATCCAGCCTGATCAGGTAGTACCCGCTGGTGGTACTGTTACTTTTCCTCGTGCGTCTACTTCATCATATGAAGTTGGGTTGCCATATGAAGTTACTGTAGCTACCCAGCCAATTGAATTAAGACTGGCATCAGGCACTCGCATTGGATTTAAAAAACGTATTGTGGAAGTGAATGCTGTATTAAAAGATACACAGCATTTAAAGATTAATAATATCGAAGTGCCTATTAGAAGCTTTGATACTGCCAGCATATTGGATGCTGACATTCCAGACTTCACTGGCATTAAGGTATTACATGGGATCTTGGGATATTCTCAGGACGCAAAGATTACCGTATCTCAGAATCTCCCATTAAAAATGACGCTACTTGGTATTGAGTATAAAGTAGCTGTACATCAGGGGACTTAACATGGCACAAGTAGCACTTATTGCATTTGCGGCATTGTCAGCTGTTAATAGCATTCAAGCTGGTCAAGCTCGTGGTCGGCAATTACATTTGCAAGCAGAGCAAGCAAGCCTTGAAAGTAAGCAACGTGCATTGCAATACGAGCAGCAAGCAAACATGACTTTGCAGAAATTAAATGAAACAAATGCAGCAGCTAGAGCTAGAGGATCAGCTGGTGGTGTTCAATCATTCCAAGGATCTGCTGCATTAATTCAAGATGTAAATACTCGTAGAGCTGGTAAGGAGTTTGAAATATCTTTATCTGGTGCTGCTGGTGCTGAAAGAATGGGTGAGGCTCAAAAAGCTATGTATGCATCAGCTGCTAACCAAGCAGAAAAGCAAGGATACTTTCAAGCAGCTATGTCATTAGCTTCTGCTGGATTCCAGTATAGCCAACTAGGATCTGCTCCTGCTGCTGGCGGTAGCACTGTGCCAGTTGTTGAGGCTGGAAGTTATTCTCCAAGATTAATGCAAAAAACTGCGACTATGTAAATACTATGCCATTACCAACATACCAACAATCTGGATTGCTATCTCAGCCTACGCAAAAGTTAGACTTTGCTGACTTGCGTGAGAGCGAGAGAACTTCACAAATGATTGGTCAGTCTCTTGATCGTTTGAGTGAGTTTGCATTTAAGGCTGCTGCAAAAACTGCTATTCGTGAAGGTGAGCAATGGGCATATAACAACCCTATCTCTGATGAGCAGATCATGGCTGCAAAGCAGGGATCCTATGACATTGCTTTAAAAGCTCCTGCTGCTGGCACATACTTTGGTGATGCAGCTAGAAAGATACAGGCTGGTCAACTTAGATCTACGCTTGAACTTGCTGCTAGAAGTGAGATTGCTACCGTATACAAACAAGTTGAAGCTGGTCAGATTACAAATATTAGACAGCTGGATGAACAGTTTTACGGTATTGCAAAAGGTAACGGTGATGTAATTGCAAGGATAGATCCAGAGCAAGCTAATGCTTTTAGAGCATCAGTAGCTACTGCGTCAAACGTAGTGTATCAAGCTGCGGCCAAGAGAATTGGTGAACTTAATGCAAAGATTATTGAGGAAAACGTCAATAGATCTTTAAGTGATTTTGACTCTGTAGTTAGAGCAAGTATTGACGCTGAACCAGATCCGCAAAAATTAAATGGAATGGTATTAAGTGAGCGCAATAAAAGATTAGACATGATCATGCAGACAAATGATCCTATTGCGTTTGCAAATGCTCAAAAGAATTTAGATACAAGAACTGAAAAAGCTTATGTTGATAGGCTTTCAAATTACTTTTCTTCTGATGAGTTTGGACAATCTACTCCTGAAAATAGTTTGGCATCAAAACTGCAAGCTATTCAAGAAGGGAGTACAGGTAAATATCAGGCTTTGTGGAATACACTTTCTACGGAAACAAGAGATAAAGTTGTGGATCAATTTTACAACTCCGAAAGCAAAAAAGAAAAGTTTAGGCAGGATGATTTTTCTCGTAAAGAAAAGTTAAATAAAGAAGAGGCAATGCTTGCAAGAGATGATTTCTACACTGGAAAAATAACTGGTGATGATCTTGTAAATATATTACTCAGCACTGGTCAAGCAAGCAGTGCAGAAATAAAAGCCATTAGAAATGGTCAGGATAAATCTCCTGCTAATTTTGAATTTATGTTTAGCTTAGAGCAGCAAATTGCATTAAATAAAATTGGCGAAAATGAATTAAGGCAATTTGCAAAAGACGGAAAAATTAGTTGGGAGGAGGCTCATACTCTTGGCAAGCAAATACGGTCACAAGACAAAGATTTGTCTATGGCTAAAAATATTATTGACAATGGTCTTGGTATATCTGATCCATTCCAAGCTGGTATGGATGATGCCAAGAGAAAGTCTGCTTCATTAAAGAATCAAATTACATTTGAGTATTTAGAGGCTCGTAAAAAAGGCGAGCCATTTGATGTTACTACACGAGCGCAACAATTAGTTAGCGCTGGTCAGTCTGATCAAAAATTAAAAAATATTGATGAAGAATATAAAGCATTAAAAAAGACATTTGGCAAAATGAAAAATGGAGTACCTCCTCCAGAAAAAGGAAAATTCTTTTCAGAGGAAGAAATAAGAAGAAAAAATCCAGACTATAAATTCTCAAAAGATGACATGGAAAAGTTAATGACAGCCCAAGAGAGAATGAAAGAGGCTATGAAATGAACTTGGAAGAAAAGTTTTTAAACTCTGCTGCGGCTGCATTACCTACTGGTGAGTTAGATGAGGGTGATCCTAACTTTCGTGGGCCAGTTCCACCAGCTGCACAGTTAGAAGCTCCAATGGGTGAGATTGTTTTGACTCCTGATTCACCAGAGGCTGCTGCTAGGATTGCTGCTGGACGAAGCACACCAGCTAGTATTATTGGTCAGGAAGTACCTGCTGCTAAACCTGCTCCAGCAACTGGCGCCATGCCAACTGCTGGTCGTGTATTTCCAGAAGACACAGCATCAATCCAAAGTATACCTAGAAATGATTTGCAGGAATTTATGGGTAACATTGGATCTGCAATACAGTCTGGTGCAGAGTATCTAGATTTTGCTGTAATTGGTTTGCCTGATGTTGGCACTCTTACTTTGAAGGATCTCACTGTAGGAGATCTTGGCAAAGTAATGGAGGCTATGAGCTATGGCTTTACTCCTACTACTGGCGAAGGTCAGACATTACGTCCTACACCAGAAGCGCTAGATTTGTTGAATGCTATACCTGCATTCCAAGCTGCTAGTAAAGCAGTTAAGTATGGTGCTAAAGGATTAATGGCTGGCGCTGAAGCGTTAGCTCCTGCTGCTGCTGATGTAATCGAATCTGGTTTGCGTAAAACTGGAATGATTGCAGACATAGTTCCATTCACAGCTAAAGGAAAATTGTCTGATATTACAAACACCATAACCGAATTAAGCACTGCTGGTGTTGAGCCAAAAACAATAATGGAAGCTGAGAAAGCATTATCAAATGGTGACAGAGTATTTGCATTTGCCGAGATGGATGAGATGCCAATGCTTATAAGAAATGTTGGTGATCTAAAAGCATACACTCCAGATCAGTTACTTGTATTGCCAGCTAAACAGCAAACACAAACAGCTGCTCAAGTAGTAACTCCTGTTACAGATAAAGCAGGTAAAGTTAAAAAAGGTAAAGCAGCTGAAGTAAATATGGCTATCTATGATGAGCCTATACCAGTGCAGCCTAGCGTAAAAACTTTATCTGGATCATTTGATAATGCTCTTTCTTCATACCTTTCATTACCACCAGATCAGCAAGCAGTAAAGTCAAGAGAGGCTAATACAGCATTAGCAAAATGGCTTGGTGTTGGTAAGGATGGTAAGACAAGAGCTTTACTTGGTAAAAATCAAAAGTTACTAAAGACTGAAACTGGTGTTAAAGGTGAAGAGGCTGTTACTTTACCTGATGGTA